GAGCGGGTCACGTCGCCGCCGGTAGCCGTGTCCTTCGGCAGTAGGTTTGCCGTACGGACACGCACGCGCCGACGAGGCACGATGTTGGGGTAAAACGGGGATGTGTTCTTGCCGGGGGTGAACCGGCCGTCATAGTTGTCGAGGGTCAGAGATAGAGTCCCAGCCTCGATGCGGTTCAACTCGTCATTTCGTCCGCGCCGAACCTTGAGATCTGTGACTCGGTCCGTGATATCTGTCCACGTGTACGAGGTGGAAAACGGTCCCCCGTCAAAGGCCACCTCGACCGTAGCCGCTGGAATTGCCAACGTAGTACCTCCTGAAACATTAGAGAGGGAGCACCTACCAAATTTGGGAGGTGCTCCCTCTTGCTAGAGGCCCGTACGTCCGCCGTTCCGCTTGCCCGTACGGACAATCTCGTCACGGACGGCACCCGCGATTGCCTTGGCTAGGTTCTGCTCCGCAGTGACGTTGCCAGCCACGTGCACGTGCACGATCGGCTGAGACGCTGCACGGCCGCCTGAGACGCTCGCAGCCTCGACGGCACTCCGAGCTAGCCGGTTAACCGGACGGGTCGCAGCGAGCCGATTGACGGCCGCCTGTACGTCCTCGGCGGTGTCATCCACGCCGAGCGCGAGACCCTTGCCGACCCACACACCCTGGGTGCGGAACACACGGCTAGGCGACTTAATGCCTAGCTCCTTCTTGAGAGTCTTAACCATCTTCTTGGCTAGATTCTCAATAGCCTTGGTTAGGGCCGATTCCTTGGACTTGAGCCCGTTGACGAGACCCTGTGCGGCATGGATTCCGGAGTTGTAGTAGTCCCCCGCAACCTTGGCACCGAGCGCGTCAGACTGCTTACCAATCTGCGCGTAAACCGAGTTGATGGCCTTGACGTCCGCGCCGCTGGAGTTCAACAGTGCAGCAGCCATCGGCCCACCCTGCTCGGGACCGGCCTGCGCAATCTCGTTGATGATGCCGTTACCGAAACCTCGCTTGTGCAGCGTGGCAAGGTTCTGACGGAACTTGACGATTGCGCTAAGCCTGCCGCGCAGCCGGGACAGAATCGCGCTAGGCGAGTTGTCTGCGCCGTCATCGGTAGAGAATGCGTTGGTGAACGCGCCGAACTCACGGGCCTTACTCGACACGGACGAGGCCATATCGGATTTAGCCTTTTGGAGGTCAGCTAGCTTGGTCTGTGCGCTCTTGAGCTTGGCCGCCACCTTCTCCCGGTCCTTCGCGAGCGTCATCAGCTTGCGGTTTTCCTTGCTGATGTACTTTTGCAGCGACGAGGCGCGAGCCTTGGAAATGCCGCCCGCCCGGAACGCCTTAGTGACTAGGTCGTGCAGCTTGTTACTCGTCTTCTCGACGCTCTTGGAACCGCCGAGCATACCGACGACGAGACCCCGGACAATCCACTTACCGATATCCGCCATGACGCGCGACGGCGACTTAATGCCCATCGCATGCCGGATCGGCCCCGGGATGTGGTCAACGATTGACTTTGCGGCACCGAGCACAGTTCCGAGACTGTTTTTGATGCCTCGCACTAGACCGGCAATGATGTCCTTACCGATCTGCACGAGCTTGCCGGGCAGCGAGCGGAAAGCCGTCGTGATCTTCCCGGGAATGCTTCGCGCGACCGTAGCGATACGAGAGGTCATAGAGGAAACGGTCGTCCGCAGCCCGGACCACCCTCGTGACCACAGACCGCGAATCGCCGCCATGCCACGACCGATGATCCCGGAGATTGCGCTAGACCACGTCGACACACCACCTCGGATGAACGAGATAATGCCGGTGAACACAGACCGGATACCGGTCCAGCCCGCACGCCAAAACGTCGCGATGCGCACCACACCGCCACGCACGGCACCAATGAGACTGCCGTAAATCCACACCTTGATAGCGCCGACAATGAAATTCCAGACACCAACGAGTATCTGCTTCACACCGGTCCAAGCCTTGGACCAATTGCCAGTGAAGATGCCGATAAACACGTTCGCGATACCCTGGATAATGGTCAGCGTGCCGCTGATCACACCCACGATGCCAGACCAGAGACCCTTGAGGGTGGCAATGACGACCGGGCCGAGGAACTTCCAGAGGAACGCCAGGATCGGCGCAAGAAAGTTTATCGCCGCGCCGATAGCCTGAGCGACCGTCGCAAAGACTTGGCCGAACTGCGTAATGACGGGCTGCGCCTGCTTGAATGCCCAGACAAGTAGCGGCGCTACGGTCCCCTTTATGAAACCGGCGAACCGCGATATCTGAGGCATGATCGTGGATATGAGACTGATGACAGCCGGAATGATCACGCCCTGGATGACCGAAACGATCTGCTTGAACACCGGAATGACAGCCCGGCCAACCATCATGAGCGCCGGTAGGACATCCGCACGGAAGATACCGACCAGTCGCATGATGACAGGCATCAACTGCGCGAAGTTTTCCCGCATCTTCGGCATGAGAGTGCCTCCGACGTAGTCCGCGACCCTCCTCAGCACCGGCATAACCGTGCCGCCAAACACCGACCGAACCTTGTCAGCAATCGGTCCGATCACGGTCCCCGCACGCTGGAATGCCGGGACCATGACGCTCGCGAGCCCTTGCACCCCGGTTGTGATCTTCGGCAACACCTGCTTAATCAGCGGGAAGAACGCAGTCATCATCTTGCCTAGGGCAATCTGCGCCGTGTCCTTGAGCGTCGACCACATGCCGGAAACGCTGTTGGCCTGCTCTTTCATCATGCCGCCGAAGTCCTTATGCATGCCCTTGCGTAGGGCCTTCATAGCGGTATCGGCGCTGATGAGCCCCTTCTCGCCGAGCTTCATGGTCTCGGGCACGGACTTGTGCAGGTAGTCAGCGAGGTACTGCCAACCACGCACACCGTTCTCGGTGAGCTGGAGCATCTCTTGCCCCATGACTCGCCCCTTGGCCTTGATCTGCCCGAGCGCGAGTAGGACGCGCTGAAGCCTTTCAGGCTCGCCACCAAGAGCGGCGACAGCATCGCCTGCATCCTGAAGTGTTGGGATGACATCCTTGGCCTTGAAGCCCATTGCCATCATGCTTTGCGAGTACTTGATGACGTCCTGCGACGAGAACGGGGTGACCACGGCGAATTGCTGGAGCTTTTGCAGAAAGTCGGTTGCCTTTTTCGCCGAGCCAAGCATGGTGGTGAAACCGACCTGAGCATTTTCCATCTGAACGGCCGTCTTGGTACCCCAAATGACAGCCGCACCGGCGGCGACACCGAACCCTAGGGCAGCAGTCTTGCCAAACTGCATGAGGCGCCCACCGAGCGCACCCATCCCCCCACCTAGACGACTGGACCGGCGCTCTAGGTTCTCGGCATCCCCGGCAACAGCCCTCAGCGCCCGTTGGGCACTAGCGGCGTTACCGACAATGACGACCCGCAGCGTCCGGGATCCACCCTCAGCCATACTGTGACTCCCTAGCCGATAGTTCCTCGCTCATGTACGAGGCGAATGCGCGATACTCAGCGGCCGTGAGTCGCCGCACCTCGTCGGGAGTCATGCGGTAGAAACGGCAGAATGCGGCTCGCTCCCTTAGCCGTTCTGCCCGTCGTCGTTTCCCGACTCATCATCGACCCCCACTAGCTCAAGCTCGGACACTCGAACGCGCCGAGCGTCATCGAGGGTGAACTCAGGCTTTTCGATGCGCTGCGTGATCCAGATAAGCGCCTTAAGCGCCTTAGTGGTGATCTGCGTCTGCATCTCCGGACGGCCCTTTTCGTCAAGGACCTTCTTGCCGTCGGGGCCGATAACAGGCTTGGGCTGTAGCGCGTCATACAGCGCCACGCCGACAGTGTCCTCAAAGTCCTCAAGGTCGCCGATAGTCAGAACATCGGGGTCAATGCGAAGTGCAACGGTCTCAGCCATTTGGAAATGCCTCTCCTGCGATGCGGTCAATAGCCCGCATGTATTCGTTGATTAGCTCCGGCCCCTTCTCACGAATGGAAGGGTGGAGGAAATAGCCGGGTCCGCCGTCCCAGCTCATGAACTGATTGCCGCGCCATGCGCGGAAGCCTCGCGCGATCTTCCCCGTGTGGGTGCGCTTGCGTGCGCCGAACTCAGCGCCGAGCGCATAAGGGGCTCGCGCGGATCCGAGACGGACAGCGGCGTAATTCGCTGTCTTTGTAGCTCTCAGGCTTCGCGCTGCCGCAGCTTGCTGCCGAGACATGCCCATAGCCTTGGACTTGGCAGCATCGGTGAGCTTGTCGGCAACGTCGTAGTTGGCCTGCTTGACCTCGTCGCGTAGACGTCCATCACCTATCGCGGCGAGTGTGCGGGAGAACTGCGCCAGACCCTCAATGTTGGCTCCATAGCCCTGCACAGGCATGACGCAGTCCTCCCCCTAAGCACCTCCCAAATTTGGGAGGTGCTCATTACGTAAGCGACTTGTACGTGATGGTGACCGGCGACGCAGTGCCGTCAGTCATGCAAACTCCGCCAAGCTCAAGGTCGTTGACCTCTCGCCCACCGCTCGAAACCGGACCGGTGTCGAAACGGCCGAACGGGATGTCAATCTTGAGCTGCGAGCCGTCCGGCCCGTCCCAAGTGACGGAGATAACGGCCGTAGCACCCGCCGCAGTAGCCGCAGCAACGCGGTTAATCTGCACGAGGTCGACGAACTCACCCTTGAGGGTGAACTCAAACTTCCGGAGCGCTTCCTCAAGCGGCTCGGACTTGACGCCACCAGTCTTTAGGAAGTACCGGTCAGTCTTGAGGCCGTTGTCGCACTTGAGGCTAAAGTCGGAGATGTTGAACTGCGACCCACCAACGGTGACCGTGCCACCGTTGAACGCCATAACCTTGGTACCTACCGGGTAGGTCGGGGTCGACAGCGCGAGAGGACCCGCACCCGCACCGATCGACTCGGTCGCAAAGTCAAACGTCATGCCGAGCTGTAGTAGCTCGTCAACGGCGTTGGATATCTCCCAATCCTTGACCTTGCCACCCGCATAGGTGAACGGGTGAATGGTGCCGCTGGAAGCAACTCGACCAACCTGCATGGTAAAGCTCTTGCCGTTGAGGTCGCCAACGGTCGCCGTGTGAACGGTGAAACCGCCTCCGGGGGTGCCGTCGGCAACTAGGCCGAGCATGTGCTTTAGCCAGAAGTTGTAACCGTCGGACAGCCACTCAAGCTTGACGTCACCCTCGGCGCCCTTAGCGTTGACGGCGAACCTGTCGGATCGCAGCGCTCGACCACCGCCCGCGCGGATAGCCTCGCTATCAATGCGCTCGTACTTGCCTTCAATACCCTCGGACCGGTACTCGTAGAACTTGGTCACTGCTACGGCCGTACCGTAGGTCACCTCGTCGACCGCACCAACGTACTGATCGTGAACTGTCGCCACTACTTGGCCTCACCCTTCTTTAGCGTGACCTCACGCCATCCCTGACGAATCAGGTTCTCGGCCGTGACGTCGTCCATTTCGATCGGCTCACCCTTGGTGGCCGTGAGACCGACCGAGGGAACGTCGACCGCCCCAAACGGCCCGTCATAAATCAGCGTCTTCACTAAAACCTCGCTTTCACCCGTAGGACGCACTCAAGCTGTCCCTCGTACGCGCCGTCCGTGGGATAGCTCGCTAGTTTCTTCGGCACAAAGTCACTCGTCACAACGGACGAGACCCCTAGGGACGGATTGGCCTTGAGGCCGTTCTCGATGCCAGCGGCCATGCGCTGAACTTCCCTCTCAACTTCCTCGGAAGTCCCGGCGGAAAGCTGACAGTTGATGACGACAGAAACGTTGAACGT